AGTAATATCATTTGCATTAAAAACACCTTCAATCGGGAATTCTTTACGTTCTGACATGGCTTCAATTATGCCTTGAATACCATATTTAATTAAACATTCATTAGCATCTTTACAATCTTTAAACCTAACATAAGTGCAGTTTTCAAATCCTAATCTTCGAGCTAATTCATTTTGTAAATTTATACCTGGTCCATCGTTATCTAATGCGAGAACAAATTGTGTTTTATCAGAGAATGATTCTATGCAATTATCTAAATATTGAAAATTAATTTTACCAGTTCCGGCTCCATTGGGTACTGAAATACAATTTTTATAACCCGATTCAGCCATTGTTAAACAATCCATTTCACCCTCAACAATTATAATAGTTTCATTATCAATGGTGCAATCTAAATTATAAAATATCAATTCAGCATCTTTAAATAATTTAAAATCTTTACTTTTGCCCCGATATTTAATATTTATTAATTCTCCATTACGAAAATAATTAAATTGAATAGTGTTAATTTCTGCCTTATTTTTTGGCATCCATTCAATTCCTTCAGAAACTTTAAAGTCTAATAGTGTTTTTTCGCTAATTTTACGGGCTGTGAAGAACTTTTGAGCATCAAGTGAATAGTTAGTGCCACTTTTAAATAAAGGTCGTTTATATTCAATTTGTGTGCGTTTCTCAAATTTATCTTTTTTTTCTACTAAAACAACTTGACAATGGTTGCACCTTCCTGCATTTTTTGTAAGATTGAAGCTAAAACATTTATCGGTTTTCTTTTTTCTTTGGTGAGAACAAACAGGGCAAAGCATTATATTTTCTCCTAATTTGTTAGCTTGTATGACATATTCGCTACGGTCTGCCAGGTTAATTACTTTGATTTCCATTAGTAAACCATTTTAATTTTAGTTGAATCTTTTATTTCATTTTCGGGTTTAAACCAAACAGCTTGTGCTTTCTGCTTCCAATTTTTAACTTTGTTACCTTTAGCATCCCTCCATTTAGAAATTGAATAATAATCATAAAACTTTTTAGCAGAAGATTCAGAGTAGCCATTTTCAAAAAAATAAAGTTTAATATCTTTTATATTTATTTCCTTTTTACTTTCTATTTCTCTTTCTCTTTCTCTTTCTATTTCACTTTCTATTTCTCTTTGTTCCGAGGTAGGTTCCGAGGTAGGTTCCGACATAGGTTCCGATATAGGTTTTTTATTTTGATTATTTAGGTTATTAATACTTTCCCTGGTTGGCTTGCCTTTCTTACCTCCACGAGATAAATTCAATCTATTTTCGCAGCTAGGAATAAATAATATATTTTCGTTAATTTCAATAAGATTTAATTGTAATAATTTATCTAAAATCAAATTTAATTCATTCATCGAAACTGAAAATTTACGAACCCAAACATCTTTTTTAAGTTCAGTTTTATTATCATTTAACATTGCGAAATCAATAAATTCTCTATATAATCCACGTTCACTTAAAGATAATTCAAAAACACTATCTGAATTGCCCCAGTCCTTTGGATACCAAGTATAACCTAATTTAGACATTATCAACCTCCATTCCTTTAATAAATGCAATTTCTTTTTTTAAATGCTTAACAAATTTAATGGCAGTTAATAAATCTAAAGCAATAAATTGATTGTTTAAATACTCCTGGTTGTCTGAAATGCTAATATAAATTTCATTGTGTTGATTTACATAAGCGACCATTTCACTATCATAATCTGAAATATCAGATGAGCAAAATACTAATTTTGTTTTTTCCATAATAATAATGATTTTAGGAGAATCAATAACCGTTAAATTAAAAAAGCCTAATGCTTTTGGAGTGTGCGCTCCGCCAGCAATAGGCTAAATAAGTAGTTATTAAAAGGTTCGCACAAACCATAACTATTGCAAATATACTATAAAATTATTTCATAACCTAAATTAATAATAGTATTTTTTTTGAAGTACCAAAATACAACATATTGTTGTTTTAAGTTATCGAATGCCAATATCGGGTTACTTCCAGCTATCTGATGAACCATAAAGTATTCTTTGAGGGCGTGTCTTAATCCTGTCATAAGTTAGTGTTTAAATTAGGTTTTAATGTTGTGTTAAAATTAGGTTTTAATATATTTTTCCGTTAATAATTTTTAGATTGTAAAAAGTATAATTGCCTGTTTTAATTTCTAATTCGCAATAGGCGAAGCCTGTATTCCATTTGTTTATTGGCATATAGTAAGGAGTTTTACCACACAAACAACCAACAGAGTGAACGCTAAATACATCTCCATACATTGAAGCTTCAGTATTACTTGATGTTTTGTGGTAATGGCCAACAACTACATTCTCTAAAGTTTTTAAAAACGTACCTCGAGCTGGATTAACTCCACCGCTACCTCCAAATAATTCATGCCCATGTAATACAGTTAGTTTACCAATACGAATAGGCCTTTTTTCTTTTACTATCTCAATCTTTAATTCTCCAAGTCTTAACCTACTTTCTAATTTAAACTCAGGATCATCAAAAATTTCGGGTGCTTTTAAAAACAACCATTTCTCCCAGCGTTCATCGTGATTGCCTAACTTGAAAACTATCTTAGCTTTAGGGAAGTGTTCACGTAGCGAACTTAAAAAAATACGTGCAGCTTCAAATTCTTCATGTACCTTTCTTTGTCGCCAGTCTTTCTCATGTCTACTAATACCAGCAAAGTCTAAAACATCGCCATTGATTAAAATACAATTTACTTTTTTCTCTTTACCATAATTAATTGCTTTTTGAATTGAATCGTTATCTTGATAAGGTATATGCAAATCTGAAATAATTAACGTTCTTGACTGACTAATTTCGTATGGCTCAAAAGTTTCTGCATAGGATTCAGGCATTACAAACTCAATGTTTTGATCTAAGAACTCAAAGGTTGCTAAATTTTTTTTAGCTGCTTCTCCTTTTTTACCTCGATAATATCTTATCGAACTCCTTACTTCTTCAATATCTTTAAATTGTTTGTCGTTTTCTTTATAGATTAAACGTGCCAATGTCATAGATGGTAGTTTCGGGAACTTAATCAAATACGATTTAATTAATTTAGTTACAAATTCATTTCTCATTATTTTTTTATTTTTAGTTTATAATTTTTTGCTAAAGTAATTAATTCATCCTTTGTAAATTTATAACTTCTTGACGAATCAGCCATATCTTCAAGTTCCTGTACTCTATTTATTCCTATTTTCTTTACTAACCCTTTACGATATTCGATAAGATTACCAGCTAATTGTAGGTTGCAGTAAGAACATTGTTTGTGAACATTGTCTTCGTTAAATATTAGTTTAGTATATATTTCAGCTTTTAAATAATGCCCAGCATCCCACTTAGCATCGGACTTATTACAGCTAATACAAGGTAAATCTTTATCTCTTTGTCGAATATATATTTGAAAACTTACACGTGCTAAATTTCGCAACTGGATTAAACTTTGGCTATCTACTTTCATTTGCTTAACTCTCTTATTCACTTCCTTTTCTGAGTTAAATTCCATTGAGCAGATAGCCGAACAAACAACTTGCAAGGTATTGAATGGTTTATAAAATTCGCCACATTGCTTACATTGTTTAAGTTTAATTTTCATATTACAAACTATTAAGATAATTTCTGCATTCTTTAATCCTAGAGTACATTGATTCGATTACTTGATTATCTTTTTTAATGTGAAATTCTTTGATACGTTTTGCTATCGGAATATTATTATAACTGTGATTGCGTTCTATTTCTTCTACAGCTAATAAGTATTCAGGGTTTTCACTATCAATCATTCCCATCTTCCAACTTAATCTTCTTTTTTCATCTTCAACTAATTGGGTAGGTGTGTCAATTAATACGTAAGCTAAACAAGCATCTTCTAATCCTGTTAATTCCATGTACGCCTGTAGTTGATAAAAGTATCCTTTAGTAGGTATCTCGGTTTCAAAATGTGGGAATGTATAAATATCCCAGCTACTCTTTATGTCAATTACATTGTCCGATACGATGTCGGGAGTACCACTTAAAAAGTCATTTGTATACCATTGTTCGTTCTTTGTGTAAAATCCACCTTTAAAAACTGAATAGGTACTAATAGCAATGTCCTCAACTTCTAATCCTTTCTCAACATATTTATTAGTAAATTCCTTTCGGATGCCATAAGTTTTTTCGATGAATAGATTCTTTAAATACGATTTACAGGTCTCACCCATTTCGTTTTTGGCTCGGCCATTAGTCATGATTTGACCAATAGCCGATGCTCTGAATTTTAAATCGTTAAACATTTATTAAAGCAAGTTTAAGTACATTAGACTGTGGACCGCTAATTGTATAGTTCTCCATTGCTTCCTTTACTTTATCGGACTTACCTTCTTGTATGGCTGTAATCATTTTCTTTAAAGTTTCGGGTGTTAGCATTGGTTTACTTTCTTGCTTAGGTTTTACGCTTGCATCGTTCCCATCATCATCAGTTGATTCTAAAGCTAATAACGAACTAATGTTATATCTTCTAAAGTAAGTAACTGCAGAACCAAGTTGTTGTGGATTTAAACCGCTAGGCATACTTATCGAACTACTAACTGATTCTCCTGTTTCAGCACAAGTAATAACAGTTGTAACTAGATCATGATTAATTGGCTGTAGAATGATTAAACCAAGTTCTGATAGCAATGGCTTAACTTCTGCTAAGATGTCGTTTAAAGTAGTATATGAGCTTTTAAAGTGTGGATTCTTACCATCCTTCTTAATAGCATTTACTTTAGATTGAAATTGTAATAACTTTGAATTGAGATTTGGGGTTTTCATGATTTCTTTTTGGGGTTAGAATGGTGAATTTTCTGAATTAAAAACTATTTTGCCATTTCCGATATAAGTTGCTTTTACTTTAGCAGCTCGTTCTTCTTTTGTTTGTCCTGTAGTTATGGATGTATCCTGTCCATATTGGTTAGGTTGGTCGTTTAAAATGATACTTATATCATAATACTCGGCTCCGTTCTTACCTGGTTTGATTCTTGACTTATCTAACTTTGTTAGATCAATTGATGCTGCGATGATTTTGCTCATGATTTATTTGGGTTTATTGGTTTATATTTTTTGTTCTAAAATGTCAAGTAAGTAGTTTAATTTTTCTTCATCGGTAAAATCATTTTCTTTAGATATAAGCTCCACGTATCGAATTGCTTCATCTTTAAAGATATAACGATGTTCCGGGTAATTAATATCTAATACTAATAACTCGTTTGGGTACCAGTGTTCAGTTAGCCAGCATTGATTGTAGCTTCCGCTGGTGTAATCTTCAGGGTCTAAGTCGTACATCATATCTTAAAATTGAATGGGTTAAACGTAAATAATTACTTGTTTCGATTTTCATTTGCATTTCAAGTCCGCAAGTAATTTGTCCTTGAGCTGCTTGTTCTAATATCAAACTTTCTAGTTTAAATATCTTATCGTATGATTCTGCTATTTCTTTTTTCATATAAATTTTTTAATGTTTTGTTGAATAAATAATTCCATAACTTTTACTTGTTCAAAGTACCTAGCACGTTTGCCAGTTGAATTTCTTGGTAGGTTATCAATATGTAATTTTAAACGATCATTAAACATTTGTAGTCGGTTAAGTTGTTCAATGTCTAATTCGATATACATCATTGATTTGCTGCTAAAGGGTTCATTTGTCGGCATATCGGATGGCTAAGAAACGTTCATAAAGTTCTTTGTTAAAGCTGCCATTCTTTTGCCACCAATTAACAGCATGACAATATCGGGCCATGCACCATACTTGATTAAAGTTCATGTTTTTCATCTAGGATAGTTTTTAAAGTATCGTGATAAACAGCCATATAATCAGCTTCTGAGCAATCTTGTATCGTATCGGAATAATAAGCTCGAGATATAGGGCATACACTAATTGAGGGTGTGGTTCCAGTTTCAAGCATTATACATTTATCTTCGCTGAAGATTTTGTAATAAAAAACTAAAGACTTTCTAAATTTAGGAAGTTGGATGTCTACAACCTCAATAAATTCTTTTGTGGATTTGATTTCGATTTTCATGATTTGTTTTTTTTAGGGGTTAATTATTTAAAAGTCGTGAGTTGGGTAAACTTCAATTATTTGTTCTCCAGTTGAATCATCTATGTAATAAGTGTATTCTCCGATTGTTATGTAAACAACGTTTGATGCTCTAATATCTATATTCATACAGCAGTGATGTTAAAGGTTTGTATTGTTTTAACTTTGTTCATCATAACTACATAAGCATAAAGTCTGCAGTCTTCAATGGTT